GATGAGAGGCAATGGGGGCTTCACCAAGCGACAAGCTGTGACGAACGCAGGCTCGAGCATATTCGATGTTTCGTTCAACGTCGCCAGCATATGGACTTTCGATTATTACGAGTCTCATGCACTTCTAGCCTCTAACTCTTCTGACGTAGCGTTGATGAAAAGAACTCGGCCACTGGTCATAACGACACGGCAGATCGGGCCATCAAAAGACTCGTCTCCTGATAGACAAGGATATGATCCGAGATCTTGCATTATTTCCATGTTCTCCTTCCGTATCTTGAGCTTAGTCAAATTGTAAGGAGAACCTTGAATTCTATCTGCTTCGACTGTTATCATTTCTTTTTCCTCTTCTTGTTTCGTAGATAGTCCATAGTCACTTGCTGCCTTTGCGATTGTAAAACTGAGGCATGTGTCATCAACGCGCCACCAAAACCCCAGCGACATTTTACAGGCATGGTCAGGGCGCTGAGCGGTCTGCATATCTCTCCCAGCGTCATACTTTCATAGTTCGTGAATAGTAACGATGGCACTTTCTTACTCATCCCCAAGTTTCAACGTAGTGTGATCGGTTCTCATAAACTTCCAACTCGGTTCGTTCGTGTAAATTGAACCGAGGAAACCGAGGCTTTTTTCGAGTTCAGGTTGTAGAGCGTGGTGCAATAACATAGTATCGCCTATGAATTTTGGACAAGGAATTTTAACTGTGCGCCAAAAATACTGCATATCGTAGGAGAAGTTCTGGCCGATGAGAGAGTGTTTACGATTAATGTATCTAATCCAAGACCAAGCAGCCCGTTCCTCTTCCGGAGTTTTCCAATAATTCCCGTCACCTGCTTGACGATCCCAGAATGGAATGACGAGGCAATGCTTGCCGTTGGCTGTGGCGTAGCCGACTTCAGTAATCGTGCCCTCTTTCGTCTCAATATCGCAGGAAATGAAAGGCTGGTTTTTAAGATGTTGGTGGTAGAAGTCCTCAATGTCCTGAATACTTGGCTCCATGTAAATGAACCGTTCAGGCCGCCGAAGATCAGAAAACGCACTCTCCCGTTTTGCTTTGTTAAGATCGGCCAATGTGACTACTCGAAGTTCCCATTGACGGAGAATGGCGGCCGGATGCCAAGTTGGCAGGACTTTGAAATGGTTATCGAAGGTCATCAAAGGTGAACCGCGATATTTCTTTATTCCCGATTTCTTACACACAGCCCAGAGTGCTGTGTTGCCTAAAGCAATGATGAGGTTTGGCTGGGCCAATTCAATCTCGGCCCAAAGGCGCTCAATTTCGGGAGCAAATTCAGCTCGAACGTATTGGCTCTTAGTCAGAGGACGATAGAGATCAATGCTTTCGGCTCTTGGGCCACAAAAACCAAGGACGTTGTTTCCTACTGGTCGCATGTTGAATACGTTTGTGAGTAGACATTCTCGTTGATCTATGCCAATCTGACGGAGAAGGCCGTGAAGGACAGAGCCGCTGGGACCGACGAATGGCCGGCCCTCGCGTTCTTCGTGTTCTCCCCAAGCCTCTCCAATGATTACTATAGGGTAGGTCATGGCCATTATTTGGTCTCCAGTTCATTACCTCTTATCATTTGTATAACTTCTTCGTAAGACTCTTTTACAAAATAAACCCTGTCTCCATTAGTCGCAATTCGAGTGCCAAAAGCTTCTACAGATACTGATACTATACTCCTTACAGAAACAGAAACTTTTGTTCCAGTAATTTGAATTAGCTCGATCACGTCAGTCTCCTTTTCTTTGCTGGTATGGTCTTTACCGTAACGGGAATAGCCATACTTGTCAAGTGATTTGTTCAGAGGCCCACGCTTTTACACTCACAGGTGCTACATCTTCAGCCAATGTTTGAAGAGCGTTTGCATACTGACGGATTTCGTATTGAGCATGAGGATCAGTGCGGAGAGTAAGAAACTTGAATAAATTGAGGAGGTTGACTGTAGCGAACATATGAGAATATGCGGCAACAGGAAGAACTGCGCGAGCAAGTTCTCGTGGCCAGCCTTTAGATAAGAGATGTTTATATCTATAAAAAGCAGATCTGCATGAAAATATATAATACTTTATATCTTCTTTTGACGTAGATGTGGTTAAATCCCGACCTTGTTTATTAACTGTAGATTGTGTTCCTATAATATCTGCATCCGGCACATAAAACTCTTCTGGAAGTTCACGATAGCGCGCAGAAAGCTCATTGTAGGACCAGGTGCGGTGGCGATGCCACTGGCGAAATACAAAGATTGGCGCCTTAACCTCGAAGGTTAGTGTGACCGACTCGAATGGAGTTGTATGGTGATTTTTCCAAAGGTAGTTGATTAGTTTTTCATCACCACCTGAGTCTTCTCCAGCTCGCCATGCTGCATCATATGACACACGAGCAGCACGAACTACGGAAAGATCATTTCCCATGCTATCAACGAGACGAACAAAGCCGTGATCTAACACATCAATCCGTTGCATTTATCTTCCTCCGCTGTATTTCCCGTTGCAGATACCAAGCAGCTTTCTCTAAATCTTCGACTGTGTTTATTTTAAGATCTGCTCGCCATATGTATTTAATTGCGTTACCTAAGCAAAAGTTCATGTGCTCTGTTATAGCAATACACTCTACACCGCTAGGGTGCTGAGTATAATGTGGTGGATGGTTTATGGGATCAGACATTTCAAAGCTCCAGGTTTTGTTTCGCTGCTTCTACATATTCTGAATTGATCTCAAGTCCAAGAGACCAATCGGCCCCGAGAGCCTCAGACGCTTTCACTGCATTTCCCGAGCCGCAAGTCGGATCAAGCATTACAGTCGTCTCATCCACAAGCATTCGGAAAAAGTGGTTCACGACGACTGTTGGTTTCTCACTCATATGATAGGTTTTTGTAACACCGGCTGCGGTGCAGTTCCCGACGGCTCGGACTACCTTACGATCGCCCCGAGTGCAGAAAAAAGCCGTTTCATAGACTCTTCGCGGCCCTCGATTGGCGTCAGGTATAATGCCAGTGTTATCTATCTTGAACCAAATCAGAGGGAAGGGATCAACTCTCCATCCAGCGGCCGAAATCTTTTCTTTAACCTCAACATAGAAATCAAGAGAAAACCAGAAGATCATGTGAGCTGAGGGTGCAATGAAATGATCTTGGTTTTTCAGCAAAGTGTCGAGGAGATTGAAAAAGATATCAGGAGTATCCTCCTAGCCGCCGAACCCTTTGGCCGCTGATTGGCCGCGAGTATTACCGGCTTTGACACCGTAAGGAAAATCACAGTGGATCAGATTGTAAGGAATTTCTTGGATCGTCTTAGACCAAGTTATGAAATTTTCCTCGAATATATCTGCGTAGCGATCGGGGATCGGGTCGGCTAACTCCGCTGACGGACCTTGAATGACCTGGGGACTCGTCTGACGAAGCTCTCGCAGAACCGTGGTTTTTCTTCGTTCCTGTGCTCGTTCGGCAAAATTGGCCGCTTGGCTGAATTTCGGAGCCGCTAAGACTTCAGCAACTCCTGCATCCATAGCTCGTTTGACTAGAATGTGGCGGCCAACTACTTGCTTAGACATACCAAGTTCTTCAGCTGTTTCAGACTGAGACCAATTTTCACCGCTGTCTTTGGCTCTCAACGTCCGTAGACTGTGATATCGAGTCACTGCCCCAACGTGATCTTTCCAAGCCAGATCTTGACGTCGAATGTTTTCTTCAAGCTCGATGAGATGAAGTCCCACTTGATCCAGATCTTCGACATATTGCACGGCAATAGTATCGAAGCCAAGAAGTTTATGGGCCTCGAGACGACGTTCACCGGCCACGAGTTCGAGGTTCATTGTGACAACAATTGGATTGATCAGGCCGGTGTCACGGATACTTGCGGCCAACTCTTCAATGCCAATGAGATCACGTCGCTGACGTTTTTCTCGGTCAACGATGATGGACTGGACGGAAAGAAGCTCGAACTTACCGGAGGTCATTAGAGTTTCCTTTAACTGTGAGTATCATGAGGTAGTCTATTTTTTCTTCCTCCCGCAAGTTTATTTTGTATATCTCGTACAAGATCAGCTTCTTTTAAGAGTTCTAGAGTCAGTTCTCCAGCCTTTGTAAGTTCATATAAACCTGGAAATTCAGTATCCGGCGCTACTATAAGTCCTCTATGTTCCAAAGCTTTTGCTGAAACACAGCTACAGTCTACCATTCCTAGATGGCGAAACACGTCCATCCTCATTCGATCTCCATGAGCTATTGATACTAATGATATAATCATTTGTTTGGACAAAGTGAGATTGAAGGCAATCGCTGTAACAGCCTGACGAAATTGATGGTTCATCCTGCACACTCCCCAGCAATAGCCGAATAAGCTGCAGCATCTTCATAGGTATCAGCCTTGACATTGCCTGAAAAAGTTCGAGAGATCTTTTGAAGAACGTTGAGCCATGCTACATCCTCAGCGGTAATATCAAATTGACCTATCGGTGTTTGACCAATTACCAATCCTCTGTATTTACTTACAAGATAAGCTGTCCAAAGTATTGAAATGCTTTCAAGGTTCTCTTTTGGCAAGCCGTATTCAACGTCTCGATCTCCACAAGTATGCTCGATGGCGTTCTCAAGTATTTCTTTACGGCGCATCTCAGACTCCTGGATAATAGACGATTTGACGCCTTGTGATTTTACTTAGAACGATCAGTCCAGCATCAGAGAAGCACCAAATATCTCGCCAGTGTTTTTCAAGTATGCGATTGCATTCTCTTGGCGAAGTTTTAGTTTGTTTTTTTAGTGCTTTCTCTGTTCTTCGACGAGCCGCTCTATTCATCTTTTGTTTCCTAGTAGAAAGTGGCGAGCAGCGGAGGGAGGACAACGCTGCTCGCCTGACGACTCTGCGGCCGTTAAGCCACTTCTGCCGTCGTTCCGACCTCGGCGTAGATCACCTCCGTATCCTCGGGATCGGGACGGTGGGTCAGTTCACTAAGGCACTGCGCTCCGACGCTGGCCGCGAGGCCCTCAGTCAAGGACAGCCCCTCATCGACCCCACAATGGCCAAGGAACCTCTTCAGATTGAACATCGAGCGATCGAAGTTGGCCTGATCCGCCTCGGAGTCTGCGAACAGGAAAGTCTTGCGGTTCCGATAGCCGGCAACGTTGCCATACTCGTTGAGTTCATCGGGATCAACATCATCCCCCGGTCCCACACAAGTGAGATGGAACGTGATCCGCTCAAAGTCATCGCCTGCACGAGAAGTAAACTCGTCGATATCTGGGTGTTTGTTGATCTGCCAGATATAGTGGCCTACAGGTGGGTTTGGTGGCCGCTTGATTTCCTCAAGCTTTCGGTCGAGTGAGTCAGAAAACCTCATCATAGTCTCCTTGGTTATGGCCTGGTGGCCGGGGTTTCTTCTTCCGAAGAACTCTGGTGTTGCTCGATTTCAACATCGAGTTTTATTCCAACTTTCGTAGCTTTTACTGCAACCTCCTCTAGTCGTTTAAGCATATAATCAATAGCAGTGTCAAATGCACTGCAGTCAACACTGATTTTGAGGTTTAGGCCTGCTGCGTTTGGATCTACCATTCATCTTCTCCTTATTTCTCGTCACCGAGAACACGAAAGATATCCGCGAGCCCAGTTTCGATTGGGTATTCAGCCTCGATCCTCATCGGGACTGGATTTTTTACATCTATTAAGGCTGTGGGAAAGGTTTTGATTCGACGTTTGACGTTCTTTCCTGTGCCAGAAAGCTCGGAAAGAAGGAGAGTATTGAAGAAACGGGGTATTTTTGGGCCGAGAGCTTTACCGATGGCAGAGGCGTAACCCTTTAATATACCTTGTTGATCTGTTAACTCAATATGAGAAATAATGATGACGTTGGTTCTAAAGGCGTCTGAAGTGACATTAGCAATGAGGTCTTCGAGCAAATCTTGAGCCGTTCCATACCACTGCCTGCCGTCTTGCTTTTTCCCACCGCTGCTGATAGGATTAATCGCCCTTGCCCATTGGAAAGCGGCTCGACCAAGATTAGTCA